GACAACCAAGAGTAAGAATTATGGAAAATTGCACTAATTTAGTAAGAACATTACCTACATTACCTCTATCTAAACATAATCCAGAGGATGTAGATACAAAAGCAGACGATCACGCATATGATGCGTTAAGATATATGATGATGGTGAGATCCTTGCACAATGCAAGTACACCATACTATTCTAGCAGGCAGATGCAACGATATGTGCCGGAAAATGAGGTATTTGGATACTGATGGCTAAAAAGAAAACCCTATCTGAAGCAGAAAAAATAGTTGAGGCGATAGCTCCTGATAACTATAGACCCCTTTCTATGGAAGCATTAACTACTAAAATAAGAACAGGTTCAGCTACTTTTTATGATGTGCTTATGTATAACGTAAATTTACAAGGACTAGATGTTTCTAAAGGCGTAGTAGAAGTTAATAAAAATAATCAAAAATTTTTAGATATAGTTGCTGAATATGGAAAAGATAGAGATGGTATGTCATTAAAGAATTTTATAAAGTATTATAACGCTTTAAATTCAAAAAATTTATTAAATGAAAATTACTGGGAAACAACTAAAGATTTAGATTCTTTTCGTAACAGGATTCTCCCAAAAGGAAGAACAAAAGTAGAGAATCATGTAAGCACAACTTTAATATCTTTAGATACTTTAGTATTTGGTTTAGCTCCTGCAAGCGTAAAGGGAGAATACAGAGAACAACTAAAAGGTTCAGATAAATCAGGACTTAAAAAATGGCAATTTTTAGCGCAGGATCGTAAAGTAAAAAAGTTTACACGATTGCCAGATAAACCTGTAGATGCCATAAAACCAATCATAAAAGGTATTTCTCAAATTTCCAATCCTGATATGAAATCTGCCCTTCTTCTGCAGTTACTTCATCCCGGCAGAAATATATCTCACTACGAAATTACAATGAGTAAAGAAGTGTCAGAGTCTAGAGTTAATAAGGCAGGAGAATCTACTGCAATAAGACCCTATATCGCAGAGGAAATTATTGATGGAGTAAAAAAATATACTTTAAATGTTCCGTTAGATGCAAGTGAAGCTAAATCTGCTGGTGGCAGTGGCCGTAAATATACCTATGAAAGAGTTGTTCCGGGAGATATATTGCAAATTATCCTTGGGGAACAATATAAAAATGCTCAAAAAGAAAACAGAAAATTTTTATTTAAGAATAATATAAACAGCACTAGTGTTTATACAGCGGTAAAAGATCATATAACCCCACAACTTAAACCGTTAGAATCAGTTATGGGAAGAGAGTTTACTGGTGGTAGTGATATAAGAAAAATGGCTATTATTTCTATGATTACTGGAACAAATAATAAAATGGCTACGCATCTGTTATCTGGACATGAACTTACGCAAGCTTTATCTAGAGAGTTAAGTAGTGATATATTAGCTACAAACTATTTTACACCTTTTGGTTTAGATCCATATAAAACAGATGCTACTATGAAATTGCATGAACATTATATTGCAAGTTTATTAGGTCTTGATAATTTATTAGATATAATAGGGCCTGAAGGTGCTAACATTGATTCCGGTAAATTATCTATAGATGCTCAAATAGATGTTGTTAAGCCGGGAGATAGAGCTGCTTTAGAAACTATTAATAAACCTACTGAAATTAAAAATTCACAGTTAAACTCCGCACAAAAAGAAGATAAGAGTAAAAGAATAGAAACTAAAAATGAAGAGGCTAATAAAACTACTGAGTTAATGTCGGAAGAGAAAAAAACAAAAATAGAAAAAGTAAGAAAAGAAGGAGCAGAAGCTAAAAGGGGAGCAAAACAGGCTGAAAAAGATACTCTAATATTAGATGGCGAAATAGATGCAATAAAAAATGAAAAACAAAATGTTATAGAAAAAGAATCTCAAGAATATGGAGATAAAGTATCTAATGAGATGGATGAGTATTATAAAAATAAACCCGGTTGGAAAAAAAATGAAAAAGGAAATTGGGTTAAGGATACTTCTAATATAGGACATAATATGGGGCCAAAACTCGGTGTTGTTGCACCAATATCAGGATTAGTTGGATATGGTCTTCTTACGGCTCCCAGTGAAACTGTAGCATCAGAGGTAGCATCTACCACAGCTTATACAGGAGTAAAAACCACAGGAGCTTCTTTGGCTAAAACATTAGGTGGTATAGGATTACGAAAAACAGGTATAGCAACATTGACCGCTGTAAATCCTGTAGCTGGTTTAGGTGCAATAGCTGCTGGAGAAGCATTTTTTCCTACACAAGCTGCCGATACAGAAATACCTTCAGAAATACAGAGATTATATGATTTAGGAGCTACTCCTGACGAAGCATATGCTTTACGGGATTATGGAACTATGGAAGAACAGATGGAAGCAAAAAATTTACAAGAAGAAAAAACAAGAGAGGCTCGTACTGAAGCAATTCAGATGGGTGAATTATTTTAACAACAACCAACTAAAAGGAGGCAACTATGCCACAAGGAGTAAAAGGTGCATACAAATCTGGTTACATAATGGGTCAGATGGGTAAACAAGGAGATATGAATGAAGCTAACGAAAGCTCATTACATCGTGAAGGTTTAGATGGAAGCATTGCTGGTGCCAACGCTGGTACTATTAGCGGACCATTTCAATCAACACAGGATGCTAAATCTGTATCATCTAACCAAACAGGCGCATTAGGTACAGTAATGGGTGCTTCAAAGTACACACCATAACGTAAAGGGAACAGTATGTCTGATCCAACTGATTTAACAGAAGAAGTAGCAAACAGCTCAGGAGTTATTGGAGTAATTCAAGAACGCATGCGGGCTGCTGAAGATGGTAGACAATCCCACGAAGACCGCTGGTTAAAAGCGTATAAAAACTTTCGTGGAGTATATGATTCTACCACACAGTATACCAGCACAGAAAAGTCTAAAGTATTTATAAAGATAACCAAGACTAAAGTGTTAGCTGCATATGGTCAAATTGTAGATATTCTATTTGCAAATAAGAAGTTTCCAATAAATATAGAAGCGACCCCAGTGCCGGAAGGTATTGCAGAGTTTGCTCATATGAAAACTCCTGCAGATGATATTGTACAAGAAGGACCAGCAGATCCTTTTGGTTTTTCTGGAGATGGTAGGCAACTACCACCCGGAGCTACAGAAGCAGAACAACCTAACCTTGATTTTTTAGGTTCTACTGCAAATAAGTATGGTCCAGAGGCTCCTATAGCTGAAGGCCCATCAAGAATAGCTGAACCACAAATATCTCCTGCACAAAGCTGTGCGTTAAGAATGGAAAAGATTATTCAAGATCAACTTACAGATACTAACGCTGTTAATGTTTTGAGACATGCTATATTTGAGTCCAGTCTTCTTGGTACAGGAATAATAAAAGGTCCATTTAATTTTGGTAAAACTATTCATAAGTGGGAAGAAGGAGAAGAAGGTAGAATATATACACCCTATGATAAACTTGTTCCTCGTATTGAGGCTGTAAGTATTTGGGATGTATATCCTGATCCTACTGCTACAAACATAGATGACTGTGAATATGTAATACAGAGACACAAAATGAATCGTTCTCAATTGCGTAATCTTATGAATATGCCTATGTTTGATCCTGAAGCAGTGCGAGAAGTTATTGCTGGGGGTGGTAATTATCAAGAAAAGTATTTTGAAGATACAATTCGTGATGATGAAAATGAACCATACACAGATAATGAACGCTATGAAGTGTTAGAATACTGGGGAATACTTGATGCAGCATTTGCTAAAGAATTAAATATAGAAGGTGCAGATGAGTTAGACCCACTAGATCAAGCACAGGTAAATATCTGGGTTTCTGGAGGTCAAGTTCTAAGAGCTTGTGCTAATCCATTTACTCCAGAAAGAATGCCATACTATGCATTTCCATACGAACTTAGCCCATACCAAATTTGGGGTGTTGGCATACCAGAAAACATGGAAGATGCACAAATGTTAATGAATGGTCATGTACGCATGGCTATAGATAATTTAGCACTTGCTGGCAACCTTGTATTTGATGTAGACGAAACATCACTTGTACCCGGACAAAATTATGACATTTTTCCCGGAAAAGTGTTTAGAAGGCAATCAGGAGTTACTGGAACCGCTGTAAACGGCATAAAATTTCCTAGTACTGCTGGTGAAAACATACAAATGTATGACAAAGCAAGGCAACTTGCTGATGAGGAGACAGGTATACCAAGCATTATGCATGGTCAAACGGGAGTAACAGGCACAGGAAGAACAGCAGCAGGACTATCTATGTTGCTTGGTTCTTCAGGATTATCTATAAAAACAGTTATTAAAAATATAGATGATTATCTACTTAAACCCATGGGAGAAGCTTTCTTTCAATGGAACATGCAGTTTAATGATAGTAATCCAGATATAGTTGGTGACCTTGAGATTAAACCAAAAGGAGCTGCTTCTGTAATGCAAAAAGAAGTACGTTCACAAAGATTAACTATGTTATTACAAACCGTAGCTAACCCTATGCTTGCACCATTTATTAAAATACCAAACCTAATAAAGGAACTAGCAATATCTCAAGATATAGATCCTGACAGTTTAGTAAATGATGTAAATGAAGCACAGATATACGCTGAAATACTCAAAGGATTACAAAATGCCCAACAACCTGAAGGACCCGAAGGACCCGCTCAAGGGCCTAGCCCCGCTACTGGGGCAGGACAAAATGGAATGGGAGGTGTTGGAGGAATACCTCAAAGCCCTCCACAAACAGACCTTAATGGCACTGGTGGCGGCACCATCGGAACTGGAGGTGTACCGTCTGCAGGGGAAAGCGGGTTTACTGGAAATACTCCTCAAACTGAAGGATAATTTTAAGGAAATGAAAAAGAATGGCACTTGATGTAGAACAGGGTAACATACCTAAATTTGATAGTAAACCAGCTGGTTTTTTAGCAGATGATTTAGAAGGCCAAACAATTAGGGGTGGTAGTGATTTATTTGATCAACAAACTAGGCTATCACAAATAGCCAATTTAAATGTTGTTCCAGAAACTTCTGTAGATAAAGAAAGTTACACCTATAAAAATGATCCAAAAAATATAGATGTAGAAGGTGGTACTAAAGAGGCTATTACAGCAGAGGGTGATGTTACCCTTTTACCAAAAGATAAAGAAAGAAAAAAACTTCAATCTCTTGCTGGAGAACTAGATCTTCCAGAAACATCTGTAGTACCGTTTAGAGATACTACAGTGCCATTAGCAGAACCTAGGTATGGTGGCACAGGTATAGCAAGTGCAATAATTAAAAGTATAGATGATGCGGATTACGTTCCTGACGAGTATGAAGCTATAGAACAAGTTCCTATGGAATTTCCTTCTATTTCAGATATAGCTAAAGATGCAGGACAACAGGCTGCAAAAGGTGCTGCACAAGACGTAGGAATAAATTACGCTGAAAAATTTATGGACTATGAAGTACAAAGAAAAATAGCATCAACAATGCCTTATGTAGGAGGCCAAGCTGTACAAAACTTATCTAGAGGGACAGGATTACCTTTTACAATGGCTGAAAAAGCTAGTTTTTTAAGCACAGGAAAATTACCTAGCGATGCGGTAGTAGTTACACAGACAGGAATACTTCCTGCTCCGGGAACTCCTGCAGCTGGCATACCCGTTGCTGATCCGGGATTTTTTGAAAGAAATTTTGGGGGTGTAGATTTTGGTAAACTTGCAGGAAGAGTAGCCTCAGCATACAGCTTATGGCAAGGTGTTAAAGGTGGTATTCCAGAAAGAGATCAAGATAAAATATCAGTAGGTTTAGATGCAGCAGCATTATATTCAGGAAATCCAGCAGTTATAACTGCAGCAGCCTTTTGGAAAGCAGCAACTTTTTTTGGGGATTGGTTTATGCATGGCAGACGTGGTAAACCGAAATATGCAAAAGGGGGAGCAGATTTAAGATCTGAAAAAGGTAAATTAATGACCACAGCAGGGTATGGATACAATAACTATAAACTAGGAGCTGGACAAGCGGGAGCAGCATCCGCTGCAGATTTTGTAAATTCTTATGTAAAATATTTTGGACTTAATTTTAATTCAAAAAAATGGAATCAGTACGTAGCAAAAGATTCTCGTATGGGAAGATATGATACAGAGAACATGAGTGGATTTCGTGATCCTACAGTGTTAATTAGAAAAGCATTAGAATCAAAAGGAGTTATAACAGGAAACCCTAGTGTAAATGGTGTTCCAGTTACTAACCAAGATGATTATATGGCAAAAATGAAAGAATTTAATAAGTGGTATAAAAAAACTGCAGCGGATCGTGGGGGATTGGTTGATGCTAAATCTGCGGGTATAAATCAACCGCTATCACGGGATAATGTTCCTAATAAAATTTATAGAAGAGTTCAAGGGGGGCCAGATCCAGATTCTGGCGTAGACTACTACGGAAGACCAAATCGGTATTTTACTTCTCTGCAAGAAATAGAAACTGTAGAAAATCCCTATGATATATTATATTACAATCTAACAGGCCAATTTAACAGAGGCCACGCAGGAACGGGGTATTAGTATGTTAAGTTTTTTAGGACCAATAGTAAGTTTAGTCAGTGCACCTGTAAAATCATACATGGAAGAACGCACAGCTAAAGTTCAATCAAAAGCAAAAATAGCAGAAGCAAAAGTAAATGCAGAAATAAAACGCATTGAAAAAACTGCTGACTCAGAAATAAATTATGATATAGAAGCACTGAAACAACAACAGTATAGTTATAAAGACGAATTTGCTTTACTTGTAATAACCATGCCGTTTATCGGATCATTTCTACCGTGGACACAAGAGTACGTTATGCTTGGGTGGGAATACGTATCTAATGCACCAGAATGGTACAGCTACACATTTATCGGTGCAATATCCGCATCACTTGGTATTCGTTGGGCAACTAAAATGTTAGGTAAAAAATGATAGTGGATGGATTTCGTAAATCTGAACTAGTAGATTCGTTGATAGATCACGAAGGGCTGGTACTTCACCAATATACAGACAGCGAAGGTTACGCCACAATCGGTGTAGGCAGATTGATTGATCCAGAGAAGGGTGGCAAGATTACAAAAGACGAAGCCATTTATTTACTACACAACGACATAGACGAATGTTCCGCAAGTTTAGACAATAGTTTATCTTGGTGGAGAACTAAACCAGCAAAAGTACAAATGGCATTGATGCACATGAGATTTCAGTTAGGTATGACTGGTGTTCTTAAATTTAAAAAAACTTTAGCTTTGATACAAGAAGATCGTTTTAAAGAGGCTGCTGTAGAAGCAAGAGATTCTCGGTGGGCAAAACAAACAGCTAGGCGAGCTAAATACGTAACAGGATTAATAGAAGATGCTTAACATTGAAGAATTAGATCACGAGTTTATAACTGAAGGTAGTCCAGATGCAGAGGGAGAACGCTTTGTAGGAATGGCACAGCAAAATTTAAATGAAAAAGAAATACAAAGAATGTTAGAATTAATTCCTGCTGTAAAAGAATATCAATTGTACATGATTAAGGCAGAAACTGGTGAATTTCCTGAAGGTGCTGAAGAATTTATCGCCTCAGAAGGCCAAGGAATGGCTGTTGAGCAAGGTTCGGATGTAGAAGTACCTCAAGAAGATCAAAGTGAAGTAGAGGCACCTCCTAGGCTTGTAGAAGAGGAGATGGTTGAAAATCAGGTAGAAATGGCTGAAAATGTTCCAAGAATGATGAGTGCAGGAGGAGAAGTTAATATATCTGACATTTTAGAAGGAGATAAACCTGATTGGTTAATAAGAGCATTAGATCCATCTACAAAGATGACAAAAAATAATGAAAGTATTAGAAGTTACACAGGCTCTATGGATGGAAGACAAATATTAGTACCATCTATTAGGATGGTAGATGGAGAATTAGTAAGATATAAACCAGAAGAAGCTTTTAGAATAGCTAGAGAAAAACAAGACTATTTAGTTATTCCAGCAAAGTCAGATGAGGAAGCTGAAGCTTATAGCAAAGCACTATCAAACGAAATAAGTAGAAGAAGACAGCAAAGTGGTATGGCACTTGGAGGAACACCCCCTGTAATTGAACAACAACAACCCGCTGCACCCGCACCGGTAGGAGATTCAGAAGAACCTTCAGGCATAATAGCAGAACCACGAGCCGATAACTCTGGTGTAGCTGATGATATATCAAAAACTGTAGATGAAGGTGATTTTATCATTAACA